CGCCGGTCCGAGATCAGCGATCGGCCTCGGCGCGGGGCCCTGGTCGAACTCGAAGACAGCACGGTCTACATCATCGACCAGTCGCTGGCTCAGACCCGATTCGAATACCAGCTGCTGGCCACCGAGCAAGAATGAGCGTCGCGTTTGAAGTCCAGCCGAACCTCGATCAGCTCGAGGATGCGATCGCGCTGTTCGAGTTCATCGGCGGCAACAGCGCCAACGCCGTGCGCGTGGCCATCAACAAGACCGGGCCGAAGATTCGCACGATCTCGAACCGCGAGATCCGCAACCAGGTGCGATTGAAGGCCAGCTACGTGAATCAGAACCTCAAGTTCACGAAGGCCACGAACCAGAGGCTCAGCGGCGCGATTCGAACGCCCACGCGCGGCATCCTCATGTCGCGCTATTCGACCGACACGAAGATCAGCGGCGAAAAGGTCAGCTGGATCAAGCCGCCGCCTGTGCCGCCGCGCGGGATCAAGGTGAAGATCAAGCCCAACCGGCCACCCAAGCTAGTCAGCGGCGACGAAGAGACGGTCGGCAAGCCCTGGTATCTGGTTCTGAGAGGCACCGGCGGCCGTGTCGGTATTGCGGCGCGACGTGCAACGCCAGGCCCGCGCGGCGGCAAGGTGAAGGTTTTCCACTCGCCGTCGCTCAGCCAGGTCTTCGAAGACGTCAAGGACGACGTCTCGCCCGAGGCCGGCGAAGAGTACACGCGCCAGCTCGCTGACGCGATGCGCTTCCTGCTGAACAAGCAGCAACCCAGGTAACCCCAATGGCCCTACCGATTCGCGAGCAGCTCCTCCAGGAGCTGGCTGGCCGTGCGTCTGCGCAACGCGGCCTGGAGATGTACGACGAGCGCGACTTGCCCTTCACGGTTCTCCTCGAGGGCGAGGATCAGGCGGCGACCGACGACTACGACAACGCGCGCGTGGCCACGCCCGTCACGCTGGCGCGCGCCATGAAGATCACGGGCAACAAGACAGACGACTGGTATGAGCAGGGCAATGTCGCCCTGGCCGACCTGATCAAGGAAGTCTACGTCGGCGGCGAGGACCTCAATGGCCTGGCCGACGGCATCGACTACGAGGGCGGCAGCGTCGAGGTGATCACCGATGGTGCCCGCGGCGTAATGGTTCAGGCCTCTTTCAACATCCGCTGGGCATTCGTGCACGGCGATCCTTTCTCTCAAAACTGACGAGGTACTTCCCCATGGGTAAGCCGATTATCCGCTATGAGGCCGGTCAAACGGCCTATCCATTCGAAGAGCTTTCGGACGCCGGCGATGCCACTGCGTTCGAGGCCTCCTTCGCTCCGTGGTCCAACGCCGCCGGCGCCGAACCGGTGGTCGCGCCATATGGCCTGATGACCGGCGGCGCGATCACGCCTGACGCCGGAACCAACGATTCGGTGTCCGTCGCGGCGCTGACCGCCTCGATGGCCGGCGTGTCGAGCGCGAACGCCAACGGCGTGGTCTCGGTCTCCGCCGACACCGTCACGGTCACGCGCGGCACCAGCGGCAGCCCGTTCAAGATCGTGTCCATCACCGTCGACAGCACGGGCGCTTTCGCGGCGGTGGCCGGCACAGCCGGTTCGTCGTTCAGCGAAACGCGCGGCGGCAACGGTGGCCCGCCGTACATCCCGGTCGGCTCGATCGAGATCGGCCAGGTCCGCTTGAGCAGCGACACCGCGGCCGAGGTCGAGGCAGGCGAGATCTACACCGTCGCCGGGCTGCACGTCGAGCGCGCGGACTACCCGGTCTACGAGATCGACTACGCGCGTGGCCACGTCAACTTCGCCGACGAACTGCCGCTGATCCACACCGGCGACAAGCCGAAGAAGGTCTACGCCCGCGGCTCGACCCCGCTGTTCAGCCCGATCCCGCAGACCTCGGACTGGGTGCCGGCCGAGTCGACGTACTCGATCACGAGTACCGAGACCTACGACGGCCCGGTTGGCTCGGAATCCTCGAGCCTGCAGCAGGCCACCTTCACCGCGCTGGTCAAGGACGGCATCACCGACAACTTCCTGGCGCAGAAGGGCAAGAACATCTGGTTCGAGTTCCGGCCCGACCGCGACAAGCTGGTGCCGAAGCAGCTGACCCAGGGCGTGCTCGGCATCAGCCGCACGTTCCCGGCCGGCGGCGGCAACTTCAGCGCGTCCTGCACGGTCACCCCGCGCGTCGAATCGCTCGACGTGAAGGAGTGATCTGAATGGACCTGCAGAAGTTCATGAGCGCGCAGGTCAAGGCGCGGGAGGCCGACGTTTCGGTCCCCGCGCTTTCTTCCTTCTTCGAGAAGGGGAAGAAGCCGGTTTGGCGGGTGCGTGGCCTGACCGCCGCCGAGCTTGGCCGGGCGCGCGAGGTGCACGACCGAAGCGAGAACATGCGCTCGATGATCAGGGCGATGAGCGGTGACGGCGACAAGGCCGAAGAGATCCGCAAGACGCTCGGCCTTTCCCCCGACGAGGTGCCAAAGGACGTCAGCCAGCGCATCGAGATGCTGGCGGCCGGCTCCGTCGACCCTGTCATTGGCGACGAGCACCGCGACGTGATCGTCCGCCTCGCCGAGCACTACCCGGTTCAGTTCTACGAGCTGACCAACAAGATCCATGAGCTGACCGGCGCCGGAGCGGAGCTGGGAAAGCCGAAGAGCTCTGGCAAAACCCGCAAGTCCGGGTAGCGCTAGAGCTCTGCCACTCCAAGGGCCGGTTCCTGTTCGAGGCCCGGCCCGACCTCTTCCCCCACGGATTCCTGACAGAGACCGAGTCGTCTCTGTGGGGCTTCTTCTACGAGCAGCGGAAACAGAAGAATGGCTGATAAGCGCAGCACAGTCGAGCTCGTCTTTCAGGGCATCGACAAAACCGGCGAGGCGACTCAGGCTGCGCTGCGCAATGCCGAGCGCTTCAGCAGTTCCGTGGGCAACGTCACGGCCCCGGTTGCGGACTTCACCAAGAAGGCCGTGGCCATGGAGGCGGCGCTGCTCACGGCCGGCGCCGCGATCACCACGTTCGCGGTCAAGGCTGCCGGCGACTTCGACGAGGCGTTTCGTGAGATCGCCACCCTCATCGACGAGCCGATCGAAGAGCTCGGCGATTTCCGGCAGTCCATCCTCGAGTACGCCAGCACCAGCACGCAGAGCCTCGACGAGGTAACCGGTGCGGTCTACTCGGCCATCTCGGCGGGCGTGGACTATACCCAGTCCCTCGAGGCTGTTTCGGCCGCTGAGCAGTTGGCCGTGGCCGGCAAGGCCGACCTGCAAGAATCGCTCGTCGTCCTCGTTTCCAGCCTGAACGCCTACGGCGCCGGGATGGATGAGGCTCAGTCCTACGCCGACGCGCTCTTTACTACGGTCGCCCAGGGCCAGACCACTCTCCCCGAACTGGCCAGCTCCCTCTCCCAGGTCACCTCCCTTGCCGCCAACTCTGGCGTCGACTTCGAGGAGCTGCTTTCGGCGATTGCTGCGCTGACAGCTACTGGTGCGCCTACCGCCCAGGCGGTCACCAGCATCCGAGCGGCGCTCTCCAACATAATCAAGCCGACTGCCGACGCCAGGGACCTCGCGGAGGAGCTCGGCATCGAGTTCAACGCGACCGCCCTGGAATCGCAGGGCCTGAAAGGCATTCTAGACAGTGTCGCGCAAGCTACCGGCGGCAACACCGAGCAGATGGCCAGGCTGTTCGGTTCCACGGAAGCGCTGAACGCGGTGCTCGGCCTGACCGGGGAGGGCGCGGACGCCTTTGCGGATTCGCTGCTCGCGATGGAAGACAGCACGGGGGCGGTAGAGCAGGCGTTCGGCACAATGGCCGACAGCGTCTCGAACTCGAATCAGCAGATCGCCAATGCAATTCAGGCCGTACTGATCGAGATCGGCGGCCCGCTTCTCGACGAATACGGCGGAGTCGCCGACGCGATCGCGGCCATCTTCAACGCCATCGGCCAGAACGTGGCCTCGGGGCAGCTGGGCGGCCTGGTCGACTATCTTGAATCGATCATGGGCGATGCGGTTAGCGCTCTGGCGAACATCGCCCAGACGCTGCCGGAGGCCTTGGAACTGGCCGACCTCTCCGGGTTCCAGAACGGCATCGAGGTTGTCATCAACTCGATATCGAACCTCTTCGAGGGTTTTGACCTGGGCACCCCTCAGGGCCTGGCAAGCGCGATCGAGTCACTCGGCCAGGCATTCAGCACGCTTTCGAAC